CTGTTGATCCTCTTCGTCATTCGGCTGCGTCTGCTGTGCTGGCTCAGGGTAGCACCCGATCAACCGCTTCGAGCCGGCGCGAAGGTCGGCCAGCTGATACGAAGCAAGAGGAAGCGGTATAACAGCCGGCTGAGCTTGACCCATGTGTTACAGCCAGTTCGGGCCGCCCCACGGACCGCCCTGCGGGCGCGAGAGTTCTCCGAGGTCGCACTCAGTGTACTTCAGGTACCGCTTCGTGAGTCTGCGCATCGCCTGATAGATCTGCGCGCCGAGGTCGAAACCGTTGACCGGATCCGGCGATGGCGGGATCGTCACGCCGTAGTGCACGGAGAGCCAGCCGGCGAGGATCCACTTCACGTCGGCGATGTCTTCGTCTTTGAGAGGCGCGTTGGTGTTCAACTGCGCAATGGTCTGCGGGTACCAGCCGATGTTCCCCCAACCGTCGCGCATCTGCGTTAGAAGGTTGTCGTTGAGAATGGTCATCCCGTTGGCGGACTGCGTGGCTGACGGTTGTCGGCCCTCGCGTACGACGCCAAGCTTCTGGAAAGCTTCGGTGATGATCTGCTGGTTGGTCTGAGCCACTGTCGCCTCTCTGAAAATAGTGCTGTCTCTCCAGCTGTCACGTCTACTTAATGAGGGCGGACGTTCACCACTGTGCACCTACCGGGTGAGGGCGGCGGTGCTTTCTTCTTTTTTACTGCACGCGGAACCAAGTACGCGGATTCACAGCCGCTCCCGAGGCCGGCTGGAAGCCGTTCAACGAGTAGCGGTAACGAACAGTGTACGACTGACTGCCGCCAGCGGTGCCGGCAACCGGGGTGATGGTCGTAAGACCAGAGCCGGCGACGCCAAGGCTGATGAGCGAATCGCCCGTGTTGGCGTTTAGCGCCGTCACGGTAATGACGCTAGCCGCCGCTCCAACGTTGCTGATTTCAGCAATCGCCCCATCGACAGGGTTGAGCGGGAGGTTGATCGTCAATGCGATTGCGCCGGGAGGAAACAATACCAGCATACCGGTCTGCATCGTGATAGTCGACCCTGTCACCAGGGTCGCGCCACCGTAGAAGTCAAACGGGATGCCGACAACGTCGCCGTGCCCATATCCAAGTCCAATGTTAGCCATTTTCGTTTTCCTTATGGGTTATTAGGCAGCCGACGCGACTTCGATGTTCCGCACAGCCAGCTCGGGGTAAGCGAGCACGGCGCCGACAATCGAGTCGAGACGAGCCGGGAGCACGTCGTTAGACGGATCCCACTGTTGCGCGAAGCGGATGTTGTACCCTTCGAACGCTTCCGCAGCCGTCATCTTGACGAGGGGGCTGAGGTCGAGCATCGGGGGATTCGCAAACACAATCGCGTCCCGGTACCAGCCGAGGGACTGCTTGATCAGCTGACCGTTGAGGGCAGCGATTGCAGCGGCACCGCTCTGGCCGAAGACGCTGATTAGAGCGCCAGCTGCCGGGACGTTGTCCACGTTCTGGTACGCGCCGCCGGTGATGATGCCGGGGGCAATCGGGATCGAGATCGCACCAGCGGTATCGCTGATGGTCGCGGTCACGACGAACTGCTTGGGGCGGCCGAGGGACGCCTTCGTCTCAGGGTCGACTTCGTTCACGCCCGCGATGCTGATCACGTCGCCAGCGTTCAAGGTCGTGAGACCCGAAGCCCAGCCGTTGGTGTTCAGCGTGAAGGTCGAAACGAACGCGTTACCCGCGCCGGGGTTGGACTGACCAGCGCCGTTGACGGCCGGGGCCGCCGTGGTGCTGAACTGACCGATGACGTGCGTCGGGAGCTTCGTGTTACGGAAGCAGACGTAGCCCGCGGCCTTGTCCGCGATCACGCCCTCCAACCACTGGTCGGAGATCGTCGACTCGGGATTGAAGAGGCCCTTGTTGTCACGGACGAAGTACCGCGAGGTTTGCGGGGTCGCCGTGAAGGTGCGACGGTCGTCTTCCGGCGCCAAGGCTTCCGTCAGGTACTGCTCGTTCTGGAGCAGCTGATCGTAGGTTGCCGTGGTGTTGAAGGCGCCCGTGAACTTCGGCACGTTGTTGACCTGACCCGTGGTGAAGTTCTCGATGCCGGCCGCGAGACGCGCCATGGCAGGTTCGAGCACTTGCTCCTCGAAGTTGTTCAGCAACATCGCGCGCTCCACCGAGGTGAAGTTGATGTCAACGCCGAGCTGCTGGTTGACCAACAGGGTGGCGAAACGCTGGACCGAGTTCTGTGCGTTCATCTGCGGGCCAGTACGCAGAGTGTACTGGAACGGCAGACGGATCGAGAGCTGCTGACCGAGAATGACGCCATTGATGGGTCCGGGCAGAAGGCTCTGGTAGTCACGGTTCGAGCGACCCGTGAAGTTGCTCTTGGCGTGCAGCAAAACTAGCGCTTTGCGTGCGACCCATTGAGCGGTGATGAGTGAGTTAGCCATTATTCCTTTCCGATTTTATTTAGTTCAGGCCGCGCATCTTTCGTGCGTTCTCGCGGCTGGACTGTTTGCTGCCTCTGTGGCGACGAGCGAATTCTTCCATCGACATATTCGGGTCGACGACATCTCGCTCGGCTACACGTCCGCCACCCTTTGTCGGGGTGGGAGGAGGCGGCGCCTTGGTGATGGACTTCTTTTGCCCTGTTTGCGCATCGGGCTTCGAGCCGTTCTTTGAAGTGGCCGCAACTTCTGCCTCAATCTTCGCGATGATCTTCCCGACGGTGATGCACTGTTGGGCTGGGGACTGCTTCGCGGTGCGGATTGCCATCGCGGTGTCCTTGCCAAACTCGTACAAAATTCGGGCTACATGCTCTGACTGAGCAACAGCAGCACCTGCATCTGGACCCAGCTGATGCTGCGCCAAGATCGGGTTGTTCGTGACGACCGCCGTGTAATCCTTGTGAGTCTTCGCGAATTCCGCGATTTTCTCTTCGACTACTTTGCGACGATTGACCGCCTCTGTCTGGCCGGTCATCTCACGAACGATCTGACGCGCAGCGATCTGCGCCTGATCCTTCGTCCACTTCTGCATCTTGGCTCGATACTTGTCGTTATCGAAGGCTACATCCGCGTCCGCTAGATCGGGCATCGGCTCGTCTTCAACAACAGGAGGAGCAGCTGCAGCTGTGGTCTGTGCGGCCGTGGGTTTACCACCGCCCTTCAACCGCTCCAACTCCGCCAGTGCGTCTTTGAGTTGGGTCTGCATGTGCTTGCCAAATATCTTCGTGCCTTCGAGCAGATCGTTCAGCTCTACTATGCGTTCCTCAGCAGATCCTTTCTTCGGTGCCGGCCGAGCGGGTGACGCCTCTTCGCCATCTGCTTCGCCGGTCAAATCCTTATTGGGATCCGTTTCATCGCTGGGGTCGACGGATGCGGTGGACGAGTCCGCGTCTTCGTCCGAAGTCCCCTCACCCGAATCGGTCGGGTCGCCGAGTGTTCCGTCTTCGTCAACGATGGGGGAATCTTCGTCGACCAACGGATCCGAGGCTGCTGCTGCAGCGCTGCCTCCCGGAGTGGCATCAACATTCTGGCCCGCGGCGACCGCAGCTACTGCGGCGGCGTCGGCGGCACGGGCCGGGGTGGCACCGCGGAACGGGTTCAACTTGTCGTCGACCTGCTTCTGCGGTTGCTTCTCATAATTTTCTAAATCTGACCTGGAAAAGCTCATTGATAGTCTCCTGATAACACGGCATACGCTGCCGCGAGGCGAGTCTCACCAGACTGGGAAAATCAAGCGACCTTTTTGGCCTTCTTGGGTTTAGCAGCGGCCAACGCCTTCGCGGCGGCAACCTTCTGCTCATTCAACTCCGATTGATGCTTCAACGTCAGCGCGTGCTTCTCGTGCATACGACGCATCTCGTGCTCGTGTGCTCGCGCGGCGCGCTGTAGCTCGGCTTCGTGCAACTCCTGCTGCCGATCCGTCTCGACCTTAGCCTGGAAGTGCGCGCGCTGTGCGTCGGCCACTGTCTTGTGGTGCTCCGCGGCCTGCTCCTGCTGATGCTGTTGAGTGGCGTGCTGCAG